AGGCTAGTAATGGTTATACTTATGGCTTTGGTAATACAGGATATATTTATCGTAGAGATAGTGATGCTTACTGGAGTATTGAATATAAAGATCCAGATGGAGAGATTAAGGGTGCTGCTGAATGGTACTCTAACGCTGGTAAAACCTATTTATATTGGGCTACTGATACTAACCTTAATAGAAAAGAACTACCTGGAAGAAGTGATTGGAATGATGTTAATTACATAGATGGTGATACTACTTGGCAGAAACAGAATTTAACTCCTGCTGATTCTCATATGATGAGAGAAGCTGGTGGTTCTTTGATTATTGCAAATGGAAGCAATCTAGCCTTAGTGGGATATGACGAGTCTTATATAAACCAAGCATTGAATTTAATCCCTGGTAATATTGCTAGAACTATTGTTGAAAGAAATGGTCGTACTATTGCTGGAACTGCTAGAGCAGGTGATTTAGATAAAGGTATAAATGGTGCTATTGATACAGAAGTACAACTAGCTCAAGTAGGTGATGATGGTGAATTGTTCTTTGCCGATATGAGTAGTTCTATACCAGTTAAAAGATTTCCTGGCGGTGGTAAGTGTAACCCTGGTGGAGTGACTAATAAGGTAGATCAAGTTAATTTCTTTGAATGGGAGCAAACAGCCCTCTCTTGGATTGATAAACAATCAGTAGGTAATATGTCTTTATGGGCTATGTATGATACTGATACTGGTTATGGTGGGATCTACTCTTATGGAAGAAAGAATAAGAATCATCCCTTTACAATGAATTTAGATCATTCTCTTGATGTAAATGAATTGGGTGCAGTAATTAGTGTTAATGGTACAGTTTTAGTTAGTTATTATGATGGTGATGGATTTGGAGTTATGGCGGTTGATTCAGATACTAAAGCAACTGGAACTTATGAAGGATTAGATTTTAGATCACCAGTTAAAAAACCAGCTAATATTACTCCCTGGAAATATGCTGAGTTATTATTTGAACCTCTACCAGCTGGATGTTCTATTGAATTTCATTATAAAATTAATAAAACAGGCTCATGGATTCAAGCATTACAGGCTGATGGTACAGATGAGTTTACTACTGAGAATGGTAAAAAAGCAGTATTTTTAATTGCTGATGAAGCAGAGGTAATAGAGCCTAAAATTGTATTAAACCCAAGTAGCAACAATACCCCAGAGGTACATCGTTGCAGAATATACTTTGAATAACATGGCAGAAGATAAAGTTTATAAACCAGTAGAAATTGAAGATTCTACTCTACCTGGAGAACTTGAAAGTAATGTTTCTTCTTCTCAATCAAGCAGTGGTGGAGTTTATAGTGCTGGTAAAACTGAGGATAGTGGTTTTCCAACTAAAAGAGTTGCAGTTGAATTATTAAGTTCTTCTCTTAACACCAAGAGTAAGAAAATACTAGCCGAGTTTGAATTTACTGAGTCTGGAGCATTACAAATAGGAAAGTACGATAATGGGGTATCAGGGGATCTTAGAATAACACCAGGTGGAATAACAGCTAGAGATCAATCAGGTATAACAACTTTTGCTATAGATGGTGAAACAGGCAGTGCAGTATTTAAAGGAACTGTTCAAGCTGGTACTTTAATTGGTGGTAAGGTTGCAGTTGGTGATGGAGATATTCTTATTGATGGAGAGGAAAAGAGAATGATCTTCTATGATCCTGATACTGGCCTTGCATCAATAATAATAGGAAATGCCTAATATGGGTCAAGTTATTAAAATTGCTCTACCAGGATACGATGCTTTTACGGATACAGACCCAGATCATTTTTCTCTTTATGTTGATAATGATGATTCTAATGATTATATTTTAATTAAAGAAAAGACTAATGCAACGATTGAGGTAAGTGGTACTGAAAATGTAGCTCACAATTTGAGTTATATACCATTTTGCCTAGTATTTGCTGAAACAACATCTGGAGTATGGAGAAAACTATATAGTCATCCAATAAACAGTTCTGGATTTTGGTTTGAAATAAATTCAACTAATTTAGTATTAAGAAATGATTCTGGTACTGCAAGAGATTTTTCGTATTATATTTTTTATGACAATGTAACATGACACAACAAGTAGTAAAAGTCGCCAAAAAAGGAGAGGATGCTCATTCAACCGATCCGAATGATTTTGTTTTTCATTCTGAGTACAACACTTTTAAGATTATAAAAGAAGATACTAAGCAAATAACTTTACTTGCTTCAACAGCAGATCAATCTTTTTCAGAGTCACATCTAAAAGGTTTTGTTCCACTGGTAACTGCTTTTGCTCAGAGAAATGGTCAAAGCCAAGTATTTGCTCCCAATAGTTTTGATGTAGAGGCTTGGGGTGCTAAACTAGGAATGAGTGGAGATATTAAGTTTAACTATGTTTCTTCAAACTCAAGCAGTATAGTTTTTAACTTTGATAATAATAATGGATCTCCAAGTGTAGTAAATATCAGGTATTTTTTACTTGAAAAGATTTAATTATGTCATCATTTTCTAAAAGAATAGCTTCCAGCACAGACGATGGCTACAGCCAGTCTGGCTCATGGTATAACAGTTCTAATTACGTTTTTACAGGTAATGGAATTGTTAGTGGATTAAGATTTAATAGTGTAACTATTCCTAATGGATCAATAATTACCAGTGCTACAATTACACTTTATTTTTCTGGTGGTTTTGCTAACAATCAAACTTTAAAAGTTTATGGAATAGATGAAGATGATACTGCTACTTTTACCTCTGATCCAACTGGAAGAACTAAAACTACTGCTTCTGTTGATTGGGATTTTTCAGCAGTAAGTCTTAATACAACTGTTACCAGTTCTAATCTTTCTTCAATAGTTGGTGAAATAACAAGTAGAGTTGGCTGGTCATCTGGAAACGATTTGGGGTTTTTAATAGAAAATGATGGGAGTGCTAATAGTCATTGGTTTGATTCTTATGATGGAAACTCAGCAACGTGTGCCTTACTTACAGTAAATTATACGATTGTTAGTCCATCAAGCTCTCCATCAGCTTCTCAATCTCCATCTTCTTCTCAAAGCCCATCAAGTTCTGATAGTGCTAGTCCTTCAGCAACTCCATCTGAATCAGCTTCAATAAGTCTATCTCCAAGTGTAACTCCATCTGCTTCTCCATCGGCTAGTATTTCTTTGAGTTACAGTAGCTCTATATCTCCAAGTCCTTCAACATCAATATCACTTTCACCATCTCCATCACCAGAACCACTAAAGTTTTATGGATTAAAAATAGCAAAAGATGGGATAGATGTTCTTAAAAATAACAATCCAGAAAATCTAAAGTTTAGCTCAGACTATGGAACTCTTAAATATTTTGATAAGCAAACACTATCAGTATCTTTTGATGCTAACGCTGGAGATATTACTGGTAAGAATACTTATACCCACGATCTAGGGTACTATCCGTTTGTTGAGGTATTTACTAGAGTTTATATTGGTTCACCTAGTGGAAATTATGAATACTGCCCTTTTTGGGGTGCTGGTGCTACTATTTTTTATCATGCTAATTATAGTATTACTACAACTGATATAACAGTATATGGAGAGATAGATGGTATTTCTACAAGTGAATGGAATTTTGATTTTCTAATATTTATATATAAAAATGATTTAAAACTGAATTGAAAATAGTTAGTGTTGCCTATATATAACTTTTTGTTTTAATCTTTAAGAATGAATACCTTTGCAGAATTACAAGTAGCTTTACTATCTGATATTAATGCTTCTACTTCTAGTTCATTATTTCCTACTGCTACTATTAAACGTGCTTTAAACAGGGCATATATTAAAGTTGGTAGATTATTTAGATGGCCTCAATTAGAGGATGCTAAGATGACCAGTACACAATCTGGTATCTTTTACTATGATGCTCCTGCTACCTGGACTCCTGATTCCATTTGGAGATTAGAGGTAGATGATGAACAGTATGGAGTAGAACCAGATTTTAGTCCTATGAACTTCCATGACTTCCTAGATTGGAAAGATAATGATGATAATGAGAATAGTACGTCTTTAAAATGGGCGGTACAACACACTAGATTTTTTATGTATCCAACTCCTACCGCAGTAGGATCTAATAATATTAGTATTTGGGGTCAAGAAAATGTAGAAACTCTAACTGATGATGATGACACCACAGTATTTAGTTATAATATGCCTGAATGTAATGAAGCAGTTGTGCTTGAGGCTGGTGCTATCTTAAAGAGAAAAGGTGAATCTACTGATATTGGAAGCATGATGAGTGCAGAAGCTAAACAGCTATTAGTTCTAGCATTTGATAAAATTAAACAAGAACAAGGTAAATATGAAAAGTCAGAACCATTTTTCTACGTTCCAGATTATTACTCAAGTGGACTAACTAAAGACAAGATAGGGAGATTTTAATGCCAACAGCACCACCAGGAGGATTTCAACAAGGGGGATGGTACGATGGGAAACAATACTGGAATGGTACGTTTTCTGATCCTGGTAAAATTCATTCAGAATCAGATCAACAAGGTGCTGGTCAAGCAGTTTCAGAAGAAGTTAATATTCAATCTGATGTTGC